CGTCGCTTGTGACGACTTCGGGCGATTCGTTGACGGCGTCGAAACTAGCTTCGAGCGTGTCGCGCAAAGTATTTTGCGGGTCCATGCTTGCTCCATGAAGGAACGGGCCACCGCTATCAGGCGGCCCGCTTTGAGGGCGTCATCACGACGCGCTCGGTTAGCGGCGTATTTCAGTACCGCAGTTTTTCGTACACCTGACGGGCAATCGTTTCTTTCAGCCCACCGGGCAATTCCTTCGGCTTCGGCCCAAGATATTTTGTTTCGTTGCCGACTTCGATCAACCCGTGCGCCTTCAGATGCTCACGATGACGCGAGCGAGAGGTAATCATCTCGCCCGTTGCCATCGATTGATAAGGCGCGAGGTCATCCATGATATACGGGCCAGCCGGGGCAGCGGTTGCCATGTCGGCAACGTCGACCCACCGCCCATCACGGAAGACATACGTCTTACGCACTCTTAGTCACCATCCACAGGCCGCCGCCGTAGCACGTGTAACGCACGACAGCATAGGTCGTGTGCGCGTACGACGCACCAGCCACGGCAGAGCCGAACGACGTACCGGGCACGCCGATCGCCGCCGAACTGGTCGGGGGCCACACCTTCACCGTGCTGCCCGTGTCGTTGACGATGATGACCGAATCACCCGGCTGCGCGATGCGCGGCAGGCGCACGCCATCGGCACCCGTCACGCGGTTCACGCTGGCGGTCAATTCGACAGCCGTCGCGAGCGTCGAGGACGACGTTGCGGTCACAGCAGCGGCCGTGCCGCCCATCGCGGAAGCAGTGACCGGAGGCACGCCGACGCGGACCAATTCATTGGCAAGGGCCATTTCTTACTCCTAAACAGGTTGCGGCGTCATCGCCTTGATTTCGGCTTCGCGCATCTTGTTCTGCGAAACCATGATGGAGGCTTGCGCCTTCGTTTGTTCGGCCTGCGCGCGGACGCCCTCTGTCTGCATCTGCACGCCTGCGAGTTGCTGGTCGTTCTGCATCTTCTGCTGCAACGCTTGCGCCTTCATCTTCTCTGCTTCCATGCGCGGGTCCGGCGGAGGCGGTTGCTGCGCACGTTGCTGTGCGCTCTGTTTCATCTGCTCGACCGTGGTGTCAAACGCCCCTTCGATCGTCTTGCCGACCTTGAAGCCCTGCACACCCCACTTGAGCATTTCCATCAGCAGCGGCACGAGGTCAGGCGCGGCCATGCCGGCCTCCATCGCCTGCTTGAGGAACCCGCCGGTAGCGGTCAGGAACTCGACGCGCCCTTCCTTCTCGGCCTGCTCGTCGATCTGCACCAGCGAGTCTGCCGCAATGTCGATGCGGAAATTGCGCAGGGCTTTGCGGTCCTGTAGCAGCTGCAACGCGGGGCCGATGTACTGCTGGTCCGCTTCTGCAAGCTGTTGCGCCGCGCTCATCTCGACGATGGTCTCGGGCGCAAAGTGTTTGCAGATGACTTGCGCTTTCAGCCGCAGGATGTCGGTTGCGAACTGCGCGACCTGTTCCTGATAGCTGCGCAGCCGCAGCGATGCGTATTGACCCTTGATCTGCTGCGCTGTCGCGGTCTCGCTCGCCTGCGTCTGGCCCCGGATAATGTCGCTGATGCCGGTGATCTCGTACACCTGCGACTTGACCTGCTCGAAGGCGCCGTAAGCCTCGCGCAGCGCTTCAGCGATGGGCTTCAGATCGACGAGATCGATCGCGCCAGAAAGGCCGTTCTTCTCGGAGAACGCGGTCCAGTTCTTGACGGCGATTAAGCTGCCGTTGTCACCCTCGCTGAACAGTCGCGAGAGTTCGGGGATGGAGTTGTCATAGACCCCTCGCACCTTGAGCGAGCGCACAAGACCGTCAATGCGGTCCGACAGTGTGTCGAGTTCGCGCGCCTGATCCTGGTAGAGCGTGAAGTCGGGCAGCGGGACCAGTGACTCATTCGTGATCGTTGCGTACAGCGGACGCGGGCACGGAAAGAACCCTTCCAACTCTAGCGGGTCGTCGCGCTCGTCGAGTACCTTGGAAAGGCTCTTGCTGATCCACAACGCCTTTGACGTGTCCTTGTCCCAAATCTCATAGACGCACGCCTTGGAATCGGTCTCCGACTCGCCCTTCATCTTGCTGTCTTCGTCGGGGCGCGAGTCCAACGGAATCGAGCTTCCAACTTCTTCGCCGAAACGCTCGATGCACGCACGGCGCGACAGGTAGACGCGCCGCCAGACGGCGGTGACTTCTTCCCATGTGCGCGCGACCGAATGCCCGAAGTCCTTCCAATGGACGTAATCCACCGGGGCGCATTCGTAGTCGATCTCTTCCTGCGTCTCCTGCTCTTTCTCGGCTTCAGCGTCTTCGGTCAGGCTCACGCCGTCCGACATCTCGACTTGTCGGATGTGCGGCTCGTAGCGTACCCATGACGTACCGCGCCCGCCGAGGAATCGGTCATGCACGCATTGACCGATGGTCGTCTTGTAGTCGGGGTAATGACTGATTTCGTAGTCCAGCGCCCGCTCAAGAATCAGCGCAGCAACGCGACCGACCGGGTCTTGATCGCGGAAGCGGCGCGATACATCAGGCTTTGGCAGGCGTGCAAACGTCGCGCTGTAGAGCGTCTGAACGTTGCTCCACAGGATGTTGAACTTGCACTCTTCGTACCCATCCCGGCCTTGACGCGAGTCGTCCCGGTACCGCTTGAGGATGTTCTCGACGCGACGGTGCCACGACTGAAAATCGCGGTCATAGGCCGCGATGTTCTTCAGCCATTGATCGGCGGTCATCAAGCGGCCCCTCGCAGCATCGCGCGAAGCTCGGCCTCGCTAAACGCCGGAATCCATCGCACCGGGTTACCGGACAGATAGATGCGCGCGTGCGGAGCGGAGCGGTTGATTGTGATGGTCGTGCTTTGCTGCTCGCCCAGATCCATTGCGTGCCAGTTGGCGCCGTCGTCGAGCGAGAACACCATCAGCGGGTATCTGCTCGACAGCGTCGTCTGCCCCCAGATCACGTCATCCTGACCGCGCAGCAAGTCAAAGACGTAGGCATCCATCTGCGCTGGAAGCTCTTCACGGAAATTGCACTGTCGGCACGATAGGGCTGCGGTTGGCGCGATGGCGTCGATGCCGCTGGGGTTGCGGTCCGCCCCCAGCAAGATCGCCCCGGAGACACCCTCGATCGCAGAGGTCATGCCGTTGTCGAACTTGCCGTAATCGAGGTCGACCGTCCCGGCCGCGTTGAGTCGAACGCAATGCCCCGCCAGTCCGCCCCAGGAGTCGTCGCCGTACAGCGCGAACACGCGATCCGACGAATCGACATAGACGGCGTGGATGTGCCGCACGCCATCCTTGAGACCGGGCGCAGACTCTCCCGCTGCGGTATGCCACTTCGCGAAGTTCGCGCCGTTCGTGTCGCTGCGCCAGATGTTGAGCGCCGGGTATTCGGTGCCGGAGGTCGGAACATGGCTGTATTCGTTGACGTACACACGCCCGGTCGTATCTTCGGAAAAATGCCAGAAAGCTGATGTTTCCGAGGTGCAAACTTTTGTCCACGTCAGTCCGTCGTCGGTGCTCTTCCAGATCTGCCCGAAGTACCCGCTGCCATAGTTTTCGTACGTGCAGCTTTGTTCCGTGCCTCCGAAATACAGATGCCGGCGCGAGTCGATGAACGCACCTTTCGCGCCGTTGCCGCCTGCGGTCGGCATGTTCATGGTCTGCCGCAGGCTCCACGTCCCGCCATCGTCCGTCGATCTGTAGATGCGGGTGTTGCCGTCGGCCGCAGAACAGCGCACCAGCGCCCCAGTGTCTGTCTCAATGACGATACCGTCCGCTGCGAACGTGCGAACGTGGGCGGACCCGTCGATTATTTTCATACCTGCGGCCTCGTCCACGGGGCATTGAACGACCCGGCGGCGAAGGCCATGTAGACGTAGGGGACCGCGGCGGCGTTGGCGCCGGCCGACGTGCCGACCGTGAAACCTTGGGACGTCAGCGCGGTGATGCCGGCAGTGTCTTCAGCAGCGGCCGACACTGGGATCGACTTGATGCCGTTGGCGACCATGCCATCAGACAAAAAGAGCCCGGCATCCGCTGCGGTGCGCGCCTTGACGAACACGGCAGCGGGCTGGAATCCTGTCTCGATCGTCTGCTCGG